TCGCTAACTCATTCAGAAGCGCATCGGCCCGTTTTACCGCAAATTCTGCAAGGTTTGTAAAGTGACCATAATTATAGCTTTCCGTCTCCGAAGCTATCATCGCTTGCATAGCTAACCCTGCAAAGTATTCGCGCTTGGTTATATAGTTTAAATGCGGATTTGCATCTGCGGGAAACACAGGTTCATTTCCCAATTCTTTTGCTTTTTTACTCATATCTTTTATTGATTTACACAAACCTTGAATATCTTTCAAAGATTTGCAAGTTTTAATACATATCTTACCTTCTTAATATCAAGATCGGCCAACTAATTCGCCATAAGCTATTCTAACGAAAAAAAAGCAACCGATACATATAATACCTATTATGGTAACAGACATAGATTTCATTGGGCTATATGTAGTTATTGCCCCATATAGCATACCAATAGCGCATATAGCTAAAAGTATGGATAAAACAAACTGGATTAGTTTCATATTCAATCCTCCTTTTCTACTTTAAAGCCCTTATCTTCGAGATAGCTAATTATAGTATCTTCACTTATTTGATTTAAAACTTCCGTTTCATCCATTTCAGAAACCAAACTAGATGTACCGAAATACTCCACACAATCAGATGCATTTACAAGTGATAGCAAGCTATCAGCATCTACTTTTGAATAATAATGTGACATAATCGTATAATTTAAAATTTGCGCCCGTGTACTAATCCGATTAGACCATCACGGGACGGGATTAACCGCCACACGAGCTATATAGACCTGTTAGCGTAGTAGCCGCCTGAACTATATATACTTCCATATAAATCCATAAGCCGTTCTCCTATGACCATCACAACATTTTTTTATAGTACTATAATCGTAATTATTGTTATCACAAGCATCACTTATACAATTATATTTTATAGAGGATTTCATATCAATAGTAAATTTTACTATTGGGATATATTTCCTATTATGCCTTTGTTTTTTCTTATTTGCTTCTGTCAATCTCGTTTTTGTAATATGATTATTCATATTTTCTTTATGAGTAACCCATCTTAAATTGATAATTTCATTATTCTCTTTATCCGAATTAATATGGTCTACTTCCTTTTTATTGTAAGGGTTAGCTAAAAAAGCATTAGCGACTAGTCTGTGAATATATCTATGGTATTTGTTTCCATTTCTACTTAACAGTACATATAAATACCCATTTCGATTTTTTCTCATTTTCAAAATTTTACCCTTAAAGCTTGCATATTTAGAATCATCAAAAGATTTCCGATTTATAGACCTAACTCTTCCTAAATTGGATACTTGATATTCTTTTTCAAATTCATTTATGTCTTTCCAAATTTCCGTCATAGTAGTATGTTTTCGTGCTCATAGAGTAATTCGATTACTTGCATCACGCATAACTATGAGCTTATTAATAGCGTACGGACGCCTACCCCGTTTTCTTACTGATAAAGACGC